ACTTTTCTAACTCTTCTTTAATATTACCTACTATAGGTGTAGCTTTTACAAGCCCATTAGCTATAGATTTAATAATACTCTTTAAATTTAATCTCATAACAATTCTTTAACTCTATTTGTCCAACCTTTAATATATTTAGCCTGTGTATTATTATTACCTACAATATAAGCATACTTAAACATTCTATGTAATAAGTACTTGCTTAGTTGTAAACTTTTTGCAGCTTTTAGTGTTATAGGTCCTATCTTACCATCTACACTAACCCCAGCCGCTTCTTGTAGTATCTTAGCCGCTCCCGTTACTCCAAAGTTAACAGCACTATCAAAGTGAGCATATTGAAGCTCTAACGGTAGTAAGTCAGCTTTACAAGGTTTTACATAGTCTTTAATGTATAACTCTTTAGCTCGTTCTATTGTTAGGTTTTTAATGTCTTCATTCGGGTATGCCTTTTTAGAGATACCGTACTTTGTTTCTCCCCCATTATCTGTAGGGTCGTTAACATATCCGCCTTCTGTTTCTATTACTTTGTCTAGCCAATCCATTATAAAAAAGTTCTATCTAAGTCCTCATCTGAATACACGTAAGCAAAACCACTATAAAGATTACTATTACTTAACGTATAATCTAAGTTTGTGTTGCTTTCTTGGTCGTATAAGTAAATCTCGTAACTACCTGAGTCAATTTTTAAAGTACCGTTAACAGCGTCGTCTGGTGCGTCTTTACCTGGCTCTAATAATTCTAAGCTTATAAAAGGGCAAGATACTGCTGATTGGTCTAAAAAAACAAACTCTTTAGCAGTTAATCTATTCACTAACCTTACTAAATAATAAGGGTTAGTTAAACCGCTTGAAGCGTAAAATATTAAATCGTTCGTTTTGTCTTGTATTATTGTCATACTCTTATAAAAATGCTATCGTTTTCTGCGTTATTAAAAGCACAGTACCCCACTAATATTTGAGAGGTGTCGTCTGTTGTTACTTTCGTATAATCTGAATTATCTAAATATAGTGTAGTTCCTTCCGCTACAGCTTCTGTACTTGATGTATAAGGTGTATTAGGTTGCAAGGTTATATCCCATCCATCTTGGTTACTACTAGTATCAGACCTAAAGTAAAATCTAATATATCTATATCCAGTATCTACCTCTGCTGGGAAAGTACCACTTGGTACACCGCCTAACAATATAGCCCTGGTTGTATCTTTCGGTAATATATAACCATTGTCTGCACCTGTACTATTCCAAGAATTATTATTAGCAAAAAACTCGCTCCAAGTCGGTGTTGATGTAGCTGATTTTTGAAACCACGGAACACTTAAATTAGTAAAGTTAACACCATCATTAGAACCTTGTACCCCTAGTCTATCGTACATTCTAGTACTTGTATGCTCAAATCTAAAGTCATTTATTGTCATTTTTACCGTGTACCCTAATTGAGCATCAAAAGTTATACTATAGTTTTCGTTACTATTGTAGTCTCCTCCCGTATCTCCACTATCTACAAAAGTAGTACTGTTAGTTAAGTTCCTAATAGTGTTATTGGAAGTGTTGTTTAGTATTACGGTTTCCGAACTTGTTAAAAATGTAGTATCTCTTTTAGCAGTTACTAGCCCCTTAGTTAATACGTTAACACCTTGCCCACTTGTTACTGTTTTTAAAGCTATTCCAATGTAATCGTGTTGAGATGGTAAAGTACCAGCAGATACAGCAGTAACAACCCCCGTAGAGCTATAATTATAAAAAACAGGTTGCCCACATTCAATATTGCTACCAGCAGTAAACTTAATACCTCCTCCTATTTTCTCTTGACTCGTTACGCTTGTTAAATTTACTTTATCGTTAGTACCAGATACATTTTCTAAGTTAAGAAACCCCGCTAAAGTTGCTTCTAATACGTTTGCTTCTTGATTTATATAATCTACTGTATCTGAAGAACTAGCAAAGCTACTACCATTAGCATCTAAAAACTCTGTATAAGGTATTCTGAAAAACTCGTAAAATGGCGTTCCGTTTTCAGCTGTTCTAATATCATTAATAATATTAACTAGCGTATTATCACTACTATCTATTTCTCCGCTTAAACAGCTATTCCAATAAACTGGGTTAGAAGAACCTTCAAAGGTTATACAGTTCCCTGCTTCGTTTCTTTTTATTTTTATACTCATTTTATCTAATTACTGTTATTAATAGTCCTAAAGGTTGAATGATTACAGGGTTATCTGCTTTAATTGCTGGTAGTGTTAAAGCGTTTACATCTTCGTTACTAATAACCCATGCTGAAATCTCTACCCTGTTTAAATACGTATTCCCTACAGTTCCACCACCGTAAAATACAGGAGACGTAGTTAAAGGAAAGGTAAAAGTAATATCATCGTTATCGTCTCTATTACTATACCACAAAGCAGGTTCTATAGTAGTATTAGCAATCTGTGGTATTACGTTAAAGTCAAATCTTACCCTTAGTTGGTCTCCGTATTGTAAGTCGTTTAACTTAATTCTACCCGTAGAACCCTCAAAACCTGTTCCCGTTGAACTTGGGTAATTAGTATCAAAGTCATAAGTGTAATCCACTAAACTTGTTACATCATTAGGTAAAGCGTAACCGTTAAATAATCCTACGTTATCTAATCCGCTAACATCAGGAGTAGTCCAATAAGGGTTATCTACTGCTAAATGTACGTCATTGTCTAATGATAGCACTTTATATATACCGTTATCTACATCTGTTTGAGTATAACTAATACCAGTCCCCGCTTCCCAAACGTAGTTATTGCTTAAAGGCTTACCTGCGAACGCTCCCGTATGTGAATAACCCGTCTTAGCGTATTCGCTAGAACCTCCTACAGAAGACGCGAAACCGCCTATCTGTTCTATTAAGTCTTCTAAGCTTGTAAACGCTGGGCTAGTTATATCAGCTAATAAAAGCTGAATGATTGGCGCATTGTTTTGCTTAAATAATAAAGAGTCAGCACCTACCGACTCCAAGTGTACATCATCTAAGGGTATAGAAAATATATCCGAACCCTTAACTATTTTTAGCTGTCCACCTTCTTTTGAGATTGTTGCCATTAAGTTAAGTTATTTAATTTAGTTAATAAATCATTTAAGTCTGTAGAATCTGGCGTAGTTACTTCGCTAGAGCTTTTAATAACTAGTACAGGGTATTTAGCGCCCTTTAGTATAGTTAATTCATTATCTAATTCGAACCTTACATCATCCTTAGACATGGCTTTAATACTTCCATTTGATGTGTTTTTAATCTTAAAAAGTCCACCGCTGTTTGTTATCTCAATCGCCATTATATTAAATCTTCTCTATTTAAGCCTTTACTTCTTTTATATTCGTCTAAATGACTTTCGTCATCTGTGATAATTCCACTATTACCATAACCATCGTACGCAATGTCTGTACAACAGTTATCACTATCTCTAAACAATGGGTAATCTGTAGTGTTATCCTTTAGGTAGCAAATAAGTTGGTCGATATAATACTCACCTTTCTTTTTTGCGTTGTTTCTTCGCATCTCTAAAGCTCTACTGTCAATGCTTACCGCTTCGTCTGTAGATTTAGATTGAATACCCGTAGGCGATACCTTAGAATGTAAATAAGGGTAAACCTCGTAAGCTACCCACCAAGCTAAACCTGGTTTAACACCTCTAAAAAGCCTATCATCGCCATTAAGTAATGTAGTGTTTAAAGCTGTTAAAGTATTGTTCTGTACTTGGTCTAATAATTCCTCGTACAATTTTTCGCCTAAGGCGGTTCTTATAAATAAGTCCTGACTTATTGTTATTGCGAATGATAAATTCGAAGACTGTACATTATTACTAATATCTGTCCAGTTCTTAACCTCCTGCTCTGTAATTAATTTCGTCTCTGCTAAACTCATATCTACACTATTTTCCCTTTAACTAATTCTTGGATGCTTACATTGATAATATTTATAGACTTCTTTAAATCTCTAATTTCTAAATGTAATTGGTCAAACTGCATTTTACTAAGCTCTTCCAACTTCTCTACCTGTACCGACGTTTTATTATCAACTAACTCTAGTCTGTTTTCTAACTTAGACAGATTTATCTGTATTTCCTCTACCTTGTTTTCATGGTCTTTTATGCCTTTGTGTATACTCTTAAAAAAGTAGGCTACAACTGCTGCACCCCCTGTTACTACGTACTTGAATAAACTGTCTAAGTCTAACATATTTCTATCTATTTTTGCTCCTCCTCTTTAGGAGTTAAAGCGTTTAAAACTTTCTTTTTTAAATTAATAATCTCTACTAACTGACTTTCGTCTAACGCTAGTTCTTTTCTAGCGATTGCAAATACTACTTCAATGTTTTCTAAGTCTTGTTCTGTCATTTTTTTTATCGTTTATTTATAATTAGTATAAATCTTCAGTCCATTCATCCGTTGACATTAAAGTTAAGCAATTATTATGGTTTAAAACAGCGTCAGGAACAACATTTCCATTAACTATAAAACTCGGTTCAGTTTCGTATTTAATAAGAAATTTAGAACCGTCTAAAGAGTAGCGCAAAGTAGAAGACTTTTGAACTACCTCGTTAAAGTCTACATTATCTTTATCTACTGTGTTAATTATTGCATAAGTAAGCATAAATATTATTTTTAAGGTGTATCACTTGTTTTATCAGCTTCTTCCATATTTACAGAAGTTCCATTATTACCGTTTATTTCATCTGTTATCGTCCAATTAGTAGAAAAACTATCATTCGGACCAACTAAAGGAGCATAAAAAGTAGGACTTAAACCAACATCTCTGGGGTCAATAGGTACACCGTTATTAGTTCCCGTAGTGTTATACAACAAAGCAGCATCAGCAGCAGAAAGTTCAGAATCAAATACTGAAGCTTCCATTAAATTCCCATTATAAATAAAAACGTTATTCGCAGAGTTTGCCCCTAGAACTAAATCATTACCAGTAGAAGTATATGGATTAACTGTTGCGTTACCGAAATTTACTAATGTTTCTTTAACACCATTCAAGTACATTTCAACACCGAATCGGCTTTCGCTTCCATCGTAAGTGACTAAAATATGATTCCATTGAGAAAAGTTATAACTATTAGTTGCACCAACATAGATACCACTGCCATTATTGGAAAGACTAAACCTAACTTGACCTGAAATAGTTAAAACAGAATAACCAGTCTTAGGAGTGATTCTGCTATAATTTGCAAACATATATTGAATGCTCGTACTTGTCTTAAACCAAAAAGAAATACTGTAAGCTTCGTTTGTAGCAAAATCAAGAATATTACCGAAATTTATTTTCTCATCTACACCGTCAAAATCCATTGAATAAGCTACACCAAGCTTTCTATCCTCTTCTTCCATATTTACAGAAGTACCATCTAAACTGCCTACGCTATCCTTTACAGTCCAATTAGTAGAAAATGTATCTTCCTCTCCAAGTTTCCAATGGTGAACGGGTGATAAACTAGGGGCTTTAACATATCCATTGTTATAAACATCTGAAACATTCGTACTTGTTAATTCATAATCGAAAAACTGTACATCATCCATTCTTTTATAAGAATAATAAGAACTTGGCGGAAAATAACCAAAATGCATAGTGTCATTGTTGGTATCATCTGTATCAAGTAGGCTATTATTTAAAACATTATAGCTTTGATTAACAGAATCAAAATATATTGAAAAAGAGTTAGATTGATTTAAACCATCGTAGGTTATAACTATATTAACCCATTTATAAAGATCTAATGAATTAATAGTTTTAACTTTCAATATTCTAACAAAAGTTGGGGACCTTAATTGAACAACTACACCGATTTCCTCAGATATAGCTATACCCCTATTATTGCCACCCTGACATATTATTTGTTCTGCTCCAACTAAGCCAGAAAGAGTCTTTACCCAAAGAGAAACAGAAAAAGGAGTTAAAGGCGTTAATCCTAAATTAACACCGCTAAAATCTACACCTTCATCAACACCATCAAATTCATAACCATAGCGAAAACCTAAGCCAGAAGATGGAGTAACAGCACTAAACCAATATGGATTAATCATAAAACTCATTAGCTACCAATTAAAGTTATTTTTAAACCCGTTCCAGCTACCGTTGACCCTATTTGGTCTATATCTATACTTATTTCATCATCATCCGATAAAGACGTAGTAGTTATGTTAGGAGATGTAGCAGCTGTAGTAGATGTTTTTTCTCCTGCGTCAATCTCTAGCAAGTCGGTAGTAAAAATAGAAGTACCGTTAACATTTATATCTACTATTAAATTAGCCCCCGTTGGTGCTGTGTTAACACTTGCTCTAACATCTGTTAAGTTTATAGCGTTAGGTAGTCTAAAAGTTATTTTACCCGCTCCTATAGTTAAATCAGATGTCTCGTCAGATGCAGCTAACTGAAATACATCAGAACTACCACTAGAAACAGTACCCCATTTTAAACCTATAGACTGGGTACTATCAGCAATAAGTACTTGACCGTCTGTTCCAATTGGAAGCCTTGCATCTGCTGTATCATACGTGAATAAATCGCCTTTAGTGGTTAACGGTGATGAAATACCACCACCACCACCAGAAGCAGTTAAATTAATCTGTTCTACACTACCATCGTTAATCTCTGTAATAGTTACCGAACCGTCTGAACTAGTTAACTTATCTAATAAGTATTGAGCCTGACTATCGTTATCCGATACCTTTACTTTGAAAGTACTTTGCGAACCCTCTAAAAATATTCCTAAATCTAATGCCATTAGTCTGTAGTTACTTCGTTAATTATTACGTCTCCACCCTCTTCTAATTCTTCAACACCTAAAATCTGTGTTCTAACTTCGTTAATAGTCATAGTTCTACTAATCAATTCTTCACTAGCAAATAAATCAACAGGCTTTAAAGGTTTAATTTTAGTATCTACGTTAATACCGTTTCTTTGTAGAATAGTATCAAAAGATTCTTCTATTAACTGCTGAAGTGGTTTTATTACTGTGTTTTGGTAGTATTCCATAGCGTTTTTAGTTACTGAATCATCAGACTGTAAACCTGTTGACACTTTTAAACCTGCTAAAGCTAAAGGCGTTCTGTGTGCTACTACTATCTCTTCGTTAACCTTAGTATTTAACAAGGTAAACATTTCATGTGAGTCGTTTACTGGTATTGAATCTACAACAGTTTTAACGTCTGGATTAGTAGACCAAGTTACTACTACTTTACCTGCGTTCTCACTACCTGTAAATTTATTATTAATAGCCTTTTCAACCTTTCTACGCTTTTCAATATCGCTTAGGTCTTCAAATAAATGGATATGCATAGAACCTACCATTCCATTATCTAAGTTGTTTTTATGAAATTCAGCTATTTGATTACTAATTTCGATATAGTTTAACGCTCCTAAATAACTAGGCTCTGCGTAGAATACTTTGTTAGGGCTATAAAATTGACCTTTAAATAGTTCACCTCTTTCCCTTCTTAACTCTCTATCTACTGTATCCCAAACAGCTATAGGTTTAGGTTCGTAAATCTTATCCTCTGGTTTAAACGTACTTTTCTTAGTAGCAAAAGCCCAATCTGGACTGAACCAATACTTGTCTACGTCTCCATTTTCGTTCATCTTACCACTTCTAATGTAGTTAAAGTCAACATTCTTTAAGTTAGCTACTAAACCACTTCTCTCGAAAAGACTTTGCCAGTAGAACCCGTTGAAGTAAGCTAAATCTGTAGACGTATTACGTAAAAAGTTTTTATCTACCCTTGATAGAAAAGACTCAGCAGCAGAAACCTGCGAATCATCACCTATAAACTCAAAACCTGAACCGTTGATAAATTTAGACTTAGTATCTAATAAAGCTCTATGAATAGAGCAATTATCTGCAAGGTCTACAAGGTATTGAGGAAATAAATTGTCTTTACCATAATAAACGTATTCCTTACGCTTATTGCCTCTACTTATAACGTCAGGTGTTAC